GGTGTGTGCTTTTGAAAACAGATACAAATACCTGGCTACTTATAGGCGATTTGACGGCGTAGGTCCAAGATGCTAAATTTGTTTGGGTGGGCATCTTCAAAGGGTATGGTAGCAGTACCAGATCTTTCCACCTTGACATATACTAATGCAATTACAGCATTGGAAGATGCAGGATTAAATTATACTAATAGTGGATCAACCAATACAGCAAACTCAAATTTAAATAATATAATTGCAACACAGTCCGTTGCAGCAGGAACACTTGTTGAATATGAAACAAATATTTCTTTTACATACTATACATATGTTGCAACTCCAACACCAGTTCCAACTCCTGTAGCCCCAACACCTACTCCAACACCAACCCCAACACCTGTTACACCAGTTGCACCAGTGCCCGTACCAACACCAACACCAACTCCAGTACCAACACCAACACCAACTACTCCAGTAGCGTGTTCTTGGGTTTTCAGCGGAAATGAAACTAGAGTTTGTAATGGAAGCCCTACTACTGTTGCAGTTTACTATTGGTCATGTGATCCTACTCAAGAACAATGGGAGTGTCCACCTGCACCAACACCAGTTCCAACACCAGTAGCATCCTTGCCTGCATGTCCAGGAACAATTACAAATCCAACATCTGCGACATGTGCTGAACTTGGTTTGACATACTTAGGAGGGTCTACACAGTATTCTATTCCAGCAGGACAAGCCTGTTGTGGTGGCCCAGTACCAACACCAGTACCCGTAGCACCAACACCTTCACCAACACCAACACCTGTTGCTCCAACACCTTCACCAACACCAACACCTGTTGCCCCAACACCTTCACCAACACCAACACCCNTTGCCCCAACACCAGTTCCTGTATATTCATTCTCAACAACAACCTATGGAGTAAAATGTATTTCTGCCAACACATTTATTAGATTTGCTCCAGGTGCTGGAACAGAAGTTACAGATCCTATAACTGGAAAGATTACTCTTGTAGATTCAAACAACAATCTTCTTGCTAAGCAAGCAAAGGACGTTGAAATTGGAGATGAAGTTATGACTGTAACTTATGCAGAAATTGATATTAATGCTCCAGATTATGAGATGTTTGTTTGGGCATCAGACTCTCTAACTTTTGTTGAAAACTCAACTACAACAATTGTTGATGTTCAAGAACTGAATAAAACACAAACTGTTTACTTCAATGGTGATCAGTCCGCACAATTTACTTTAGAGCACCCAATACTTGTTAACAAGATAGATAATGGAATAGACTCTTGGAAGTTTGCGATGGTTGCAGAACTAGAAGTTGGCGATATTATTGTAAAGTATGATCAGGCTACTGGTCTTTATAATAATACAGAAATATTGTCAATCGACATACTATCTAATAGCGATGCAGTTTATACATTCAGCGCAGAACCAGGCGACATTATTATCGCAGGCGACGTTATAACTCACAATAAGTAGGAGACGTGATGAAAGATCCATACTTGATAAAAAATGTTTTTAGCGAGACAGACTTTAAAGTTTTACAAGAGTATGCAACTAATCTTTACCAAAGAGACAAAACAACCTTTGATAAAGGTTTTGGAAGGCATCAGTGGGCCCTTTGGGGTAATTCAACGCCAGAATATCTTTTGCCATTAAAGTATTTTCATAATAAACTTTTACCTACTGCAAAAAAAGAGTTTGGATCAGAAACACTAAAGCCTTCTTGGTGCTTACTTAGTATTTACGAGGGCACAGAAGCAAGGCTATGGAAACACAAGGATGACAATGCATGCACATATCATATTAACTTGACGGTATTTGCTAAAACACCATGGGATTTTTATGTAGAAGGAGAAAAGTTTACACCAGTAGAAAATGAGGCAGTTATATCATATGGCAATGATCAAGAACACTGGAGAGAGGGATTCCCAGATCCTGAGAATAACATAGTTTGTAATGCCTTTTTCTTTTATTGCGAACCAGAGCATTGGTATTTTACAGAAGGTCCACAGTACTTATACACAAACATTAGGAAAAGTCTTAATGATGAAAATTCAACTATGAGTAAAATGTAAATGAATAAAATATTTTTTCAGTTGTATAACCCTACAGGTCTGATTAATCAAGTAATGAGTCTTGAGTTGGCAGCAGGATTATCTTATGAACTTAAAAGTCCCGCCATAGTACATTACGCAAAGTATACTAGTGATCCAAAACTTTATAATACAGATAGCATTCCTATCTTTACTCCAAGCAGATTCTATAATCAGCAAAGAGAGGGGTTCACAAATCCAGATCAGTTTCCACACCTATTGGACCTACTAGACTTTGATCAAAACCTAATATTTATTAATGAAAAAATTGATAGGTTTGAACAAGAAGAGTTTTTAATTGAAGACCTACTAAACAATTTTTATTATTCTAATACTAACAATGTCTCAGATGATGAGATTGCTTTTGCTGAAGGTAGACAGAGGCTACCATTAAATACAACACTACACTTAAAATTAACATTAGGATGGTATTCAAGATTTTTTTATAAGAGAAGCCCANAACTTAATAAAGCAATATCATCAGTTAGATTTAAAAAGCCATATGTAGATTTAGCAAACAAAATATCAACTTCTCTTGGAAACTTTCAAGGAATGCATTTACGACTATCTGATCATGTTAAGATGTTTGAGACCACTCAGGATATGTTTGAAAATTGGATAGACACATTCTCTAAAAATGATTTGCCAATTGTTGTTTCCACGTGTGAGCCAGGACACAAAATGGTCCAAGATAACAAAAATCGTTTTATTTTATTAGATGAGTATATCGTTAATAACTTTAGGGATGATTTTATGGCTTTGCCATTTCAGGATGAGGTAGTTTTTGGTTTAATTTGTAACTTGGTTTTGCATAATGCGACAAACTTTGTTGGAACTTCTGGAAGTACCTACACCGCATATATTCATAGAAATAGAAATCAAAAAGGTATTGAGACTTGGGATTTTTTTGATAATCCACAAAAAGCACAAGCGGTTCCGTATTCTTGGACAGATTATCCATTAGATCTAGGAAGAAAAATGTGGTGGAGAGAATGGCCAGAATCTAAATGTTGAAAAGAGTTATTTATAAGTTTAAGATGTGGCGTAAATACCGAAAAATAAAAAGGGGAAAGGTAATTTACTGATGCTATTTAATATATTTAATCCTAGGGTTATCCCCCATATGGGTATTGATAGAAATAATCCTAAAAAAGATTACTCTGGGATTCAAAGTATTTTGGCTACTCATTCAGAGGTTCCAAGAGATGAGTATAACTATAGATGGAATAGTGATGGACTTAGATCTATAGAGTTTTCAACAAAGCCACCGATTGTAGCACTGGGTTGTTCTATAACACTTGGTCAAGGTTTGCCAGAAGATCTTAGATGGACAAACATGCTTTCTAATAATATTGGAGTTCCAGTAGGAAACATATCTTATTCTGGTGCTGCTGCAAACAAGTTAGTTTCTAGTTTTTTTGGAATGATTCATCAATATCAGTATAAGCCAGAAACTGTTATTGCACATTTTGCTAATTTTGAAAGGTTTTATTTTATAAGTCCAGATGGAGAAGCCATGCATGAGTGGTATATTAATCATAAGGCTAAAAAAACAAAAGCCACTGCACCATGGGACTACGAAGAAATATTGCCATACGAATGGGTTTACTATCAAAACTTAGATCACATTAAAATGTTAGAGGCATTTTGTGAGTCAAATAACATTAAGTTATACTGGTCTTGCTGGTCAAATGGAATGTCAGAAGATCAAGAACAATTCTTAAAGGATAACTTTAGGCACTATGTAACAGATACAACTAAAAAAGAGTTTCCAGCAAATTTTGAGTTGGGGGTTGTGGTAAATGATGTATCTGAATTAACACCTCACTTTGCAATGATAGGTTGGGATGGATGCCATAAAGAATATAAAGACAAGTATCCAGAAATATTTGATTATGGATATGATTATCATAAGTTTGCATATGATTATGGCAGATTAAAGGGTCCTGGGGCACACTGGCCTCATCCTGGAGTACACAAGCAAAGACATATAGCAGAGTTTTGGGAAAAGCAAATAAATCGTGATCAGGAGGCAGGTCAATAATGAAAAAAGCATTAGTTTTGGGAGCAGGAGGATTCATAGGAAGCCACATGGTTAAAAGGCTTAAGTCTGAGGGCTATTGGGTAAGAGGAGTAGACATTAAGTACCCAGAGTTTTCAGCAACTCAAGCAGACGAGTTTATTGTTCGTGATCTTTCTGAACAAGAGAACATGAACAAGGTTATTCTCTTTAAAGGGTATGCTGGAAATTTTTATAGGGCAATACCTTACAGCCTAGCAGAGCCTTTTGATGAGATCTATCAGTTTGCTGCAGATATGGGTGGAGCAGGTTATATTTTTACAGGAGAAAACGATTCGCAGATTATGGAGAACTCTGCACTCATAAATTTAAATCTACTAAGGGCACAGTCAAGGTTTAACAATGAGTATGGAGTTAATAAAACTAAAATCTTTTACAGTAGTTCTGCTTGTATGTACCCTGACTATAAGCAACTAGATACTAACAACCCTGGACTGAAAGAATCAGATGCATACCCTGCAGATCCAGATAGTGAGTATGGATGGGAAAAATTATTTAGCGAAAGATTGTTCTTGGCATTTCAAAAAAACAATGGCATACCTGTTAGAATTGCTAGATACCACAATATTTTTGGTCCAGAAGGAACCTGGGATGGCGGTAAGGAAAAGGCACCAGCAGCAATCTGTAGAAAGGTTATACAGGCAACAGATTCTATAGAAATTTGGGGTGATGGAGAACAGACAAGATCATTCCTATATATAGATGAATGCATAGAGGCAACAAGAAGGCTTATGGAATCAGATTTTTCGGGACCAGTCAACATTGGCTCTGAAGAGATGGTCAGCATTAATGATTTGGTCCAAATAGCATGTTCTGTAGAAAATAAAAATCTTAATGTTATTCATATTGATGGACCAACAGGTGTTAGGGGGAGAAACTCTAATAATGATTTAATTAGACATAAGTTGGGTTGGGATTATACTGCACCACTTAAAGATGGTATTCAAAAAACCTATGGCTGGATCTCTTTACAAATAAATAGCAATATGCTATAATTTTTAAAAAGGAGTCCACGTTGAAAAAATCTGTTAAGCCTTGGGATTTGCTTAATCCAAACAAGCCAAGATCAAATGATGAAGTTGCTAAAGAAAGATATGACATCTGTAATTGGTGTCCAGAGTTTATTTCTTTAACAAAGCAATGTGCTAAGTGTGGATGCCTGATGCACCTTAAGGTTAAACTAGAAGAAGCAACTTGTCCGCTTGGTAAATGGTGATTAATTTTATACAGCGTATACTTTTTAAATATAAAGAATATAAAAAGTACAAGAATATTAAAAAGAAGAACTGGATATATTAATGCTATTTAATATATTTAAATCTGGAATTATTTCTCATCCAAGACCAGGCGAAGGTCCAGTATCTGACATACTTGTAACTCATGCAGAGGTTGCAAGAAAAGAATATAACTACCGCTGGAACTCAGACGGTATTCGATCCATAGAGTTTGAAAGCAAACCCCCAATAGTAGCCCTAGGATGCTCTATAACGCTAGGGCAGGGTCTTCCAGTAGATCTAAGGTGGTCAGACATACTTTCAGATATGACAGGGCTAGCAGTTGGCAATATTTCATATAGTGGAGGATCTATAAATCAGATTATCTCTAGTTTCTTTGGCATGATTAATAAATATAACTATTTACCTGAGTATGTTATTTGTAACTTTGCTCCACTTGAAAGGTTTTATTTTATTTCTGGTGATGGATCCAAGATGACTGATTATTGTTTGGGCAATAAGCCACGGAAGACAAAAGATTCCGCTCCTTGGGACTATTCAGCAACAATACCCTATGAGTGGGTATACCACAATAACTTAAACCACATACAGATGCTTGAGGCTTTCTGCAGAGTAAATAATATCACTTTGATCTGGTCAACATGGACTAACTCCCTCTCGGAAGAGCAGGAAAAGTTTTTACTTGACAATTTTGATAGTTACACTCAAGATCAGGTACGTAAAGAGTTTCCTCCACACTTTGAGTTTTATATAGATCCTAAGACGGTTGAGGGTTTACTTCCTTTTTATAAGATGAAGGGGTGGGATTCTGTAAAATGCCATCAAGATCAGTTTGATAAATACCCAGATATTTTTGACTATGGCTATGACTATCATAAAATAGGAGAAGCCCCAGGAAAGAGTATTACTCGTACTCCACACCCAGGGCTTCACCGTCAATTACATTATGCTGAATTTTATTACAGCAAAATGCTAGACAAAGGATTTAAAGCGGAAACTTCTTAATCCACATTTTTGTTTTNGCAGTAATACCATGCCAGGAAGACCAATCTTGTCCACCCCTAGACATCCAAAAAGCGACTTGTGCATTAATAACTGGATTAAAAAGGTCTTGGTTGTCGCTAAGTCCAAACTTCTTAATTCTGTCTGGTCCAAGATCTCTAATCATGTTGATTTGAAATATGCCGTAAGACTTATCTCCAGTTTTGCCATTTTTGTTAAAAGCATATGGACGACCATTGCTTTCCTTTTTTGCTACAGCCCAAGCCTCTGTAAGATCTTTTCCTCTAAAACCAACCTGATATAGAAGGTCCTTAAGTTCCTTATCTGTCAACGAGTCATGGCTGACATACTTTGTAAGTTTGCTAAGATTTGCTGTCTTAGAAACCAAAAAAGCCCCAGAAGGGGCTATCGTAGGCTGCACCTGTTCACTCTTACTATTTGGTGTAGCCGTTACTGCATTAGCATTGTTTGAAAAAACGGCAAACATGCCAGTAACCGTAAGTATTCCAATGATTACTTGTTCCTTAAACTTCTCGTTCATCATAGTTTCCTCCTTAGAAAACAATAACACCTTGGTAGGTGTCTACTGATAAGTATAACATAATTTTACCCACTTTTGACCCAGAAGTCAAGTTTAGGCGTGGTATAATTAATTTATTATGGCAACAACTAATGATGGTGTTTTAAACCTACCTTTCCCAGAATCAACTGATCCTGTTAATGTTCATGGTGATATTAA